CCACAATCCACCAAGCGCACCTATCAATGCAAGTATGGAACCAATAACTGGGCCTATCGTTGTTGCCATTGCTGTTAATCCAACTAAAATTCCCATTTTTATAATAAATGATACAATTTTCATTATAGGAGCCAATTCATTCATGGCGCCTGAAAATTGAGCGAAGAAAGAATACACTTTGTCCAAAATAAAACCAAGAGCCAAAAATGCATTGATCAACGGAGTAAAAATTCTAAAGATTTTCATTGCAATAATTCCAAGTTTTTGCATCGTCGGGACAAGCTCAGCAGTCATTGCCGCTAGCTCTCTTTGAACATCGGCAGCTTCTTTTTGTTTTGATTGGTTTTTTAAGTATTCGGATTGTGACATGTTTAGCAGCTTTTGAGCCTCAGCAACGTCACTTACGCCCATTGCTTGTGCAATATACATTTTTGTGTATTTGTCTAAAGATTCAAAGTTTCCAACTGACATTTGAACCTGTTCTCTTAATATCATGACACGCTCAGCATCTGTAGCGCCCATCATTTCAATTGTTGATAGTTGAGTTCCCAATACTGCGTTAAGTTTTGCTATCCGGTCGGCAGCCCCACTAAAATCATCAAAATTTTTCGAAATATTCAATAATGTTTGAACTTCAATACCTGACGCCTTCGCCGCTGCTGCTAGATCTTTAAAGACTTCAATGCTTTTGTTTCCATAGATAGTTAATCTACCAGAAGCGGCTTCAAAATCAGTTGCCATTTTAGATGCTGTGACGCCCATTTCCTTTCCCATCATCGCGATTTGTGCAGCAGTATTTGCAGATTGCTTAGCTGTTTGTCCACTAACTTTGTTAAAATATTCCATTAATTTAGCAGAGGTCCCTGAGGATACGCCTATCATCTCTAGTCTTCCAATAGTTGTGGCTAGAAATGTATTTGTTTCTTTTGCAGCAGGGTGAAAAGCAGAAAAACTTGTAGTAAGCGCTGTTATGGCATTTTTAGCTGTTGTCTCGTCTCCACCCATTAAAGTTAAATTATTTGCTGTAGTTCTTAATGTGTCATTAAATGCGTTTCCAAAACCGGTTGCTTTTCCTAGTTCTTTCGAAGCTTTTTCTAGATTAACGGCAATTTTGAATGTTTCTTCAACAATACCAAATAAAACATTTTTAAAACTGAACGCTTGCATAAAGTTTTTGCCAATAATTTTTCCTAGAATATCTTGGGCACCGTTGATACCTTTTGCTGATTCAAAAATATCCAGTTGCTGACCTAAAAAAGTTTGCGAAGCATCTCCTGCTAATTTAAAATTTTTAGCAAATCTAGTTGTCACTCTGTTCACTTTGCCATTAACTTCTAGAATATTTTGGTTTATACCTCTAGCCTTCTCTAGTAGATTTGTTCTTTCCTCTTCATTGTCAATATTATCTTCTAAAGCTTTTAATAAGGATTTTTCTTCATCGCCTATTTTAATTTTATAATCTAAAGTTTCTTGCGCAAGTCCTGCTTGTTTTAAAATATCTTCCAAGCTCTTGGCTTCACCATCGGCAATCATCTTAATTTGTTCAAGTTGTTGTTTTTTTAATGCGAGCTTTTCTCTGTCTTTTTTTGTCGCCATTTCGGCAGTCAACATACCTGCGTCTTCTGTATTATTTATTTTTTGTTCTAATAAGCCAATATCTAATAGTAGTCTTCTCCGCTCCGTTTTGGCGGCATTGATTTGTTCTTCTGTAAGTAAAGATCTAGCTAGTGCTTCTCCCTTTGTTTGAAGGTTTAACAAAACTTCATTTTGATATCTTAATTCTGCTTCCATCTCATCACTAGCTAAGCCTAAAGCTTCGGCTCTTTTCTTTGTCAATTCTAGCAGTTCTTTTTCTTTTGCGGTTGAATTAACAAGAAGTTGGTAAAACTCTGACTGATTTTTTACGTCTTCTGCTGATGTTCTGGTGCTTGATGGATCAGTAGGTCCAGTTGCCATATTAAGTTCCTCGTGTTAGTGTAAATAGTTTTACAAAAAAAATGCTCGGGAATCCCCGAGCATGTTATTAAGACCTCTTCATAGCCTCAGCTTCTTTTTTGTATTCCTCAATGGTTCTTTTTAGCCACCAATCTCGAAGTCCAACAGGAAGATTGTATAATTCGAACAAAGACCACCCACCATAATGTTTTAAAGTAAAAAAGCACTCATAGACTTGCTCCATATACTCATCGGTCAGGCCAAAAAAAGTCCGTTCCAAATGGAACTGTCATTACCTCCTCATGGTCGCAATGCTTACATGTAAAATCTTGTTCCATTTTAATGTCTGGAGAAATGATCTTAAAACAATCTCTTAAATATCTAGAGTCTGTCGCTACCATATTGTCAACAACATAATATATTGTGTTGGCCTCAGAATATCCGTTAAAATCAACTACAAACCTCTTCATTTGCTTTGTAATCAAGTCTTTCTCGCTATCCTTAGCCTTACCTCCGGCAACCATTTCAAGCTCGTCTTGACCCGTTAGTGGCCGTATACGGGCAACAATATTAGACAGTGGTAAAGTGGTTGTGAAAGTCCCATCTTCATTGTCAACAATGTCTAGATCTTCAATATCATTTCCGTCATACTCTTCATAATCATTTAAGTCAAATTTGAACTTAGATATCTCACCACAAGCAGGACATTGAACTGATGTTCTGTAGTCCACACCGTATGCAGCTGCTCTAGCGTGAATTATAATTGAATTTCTATCTCCAATATATAAAGATCTTGCGTTTATACCAGGTTCTTTAATTAAATTTTGTATTAGTCTGTCAATGGCTAGCCCCTTTTTAAGAAGAGACCTATTTGTCAAAGTATCTTCATCTTTTGCGGTCATATATTTTATTTCTATCGTGTCTTTACCGTGAAGAGGGTGCCCTTCGGGATATCTACCTTTGGAAGGAAGTGTAACAAACTCGCTTGGTGTTACAAAGTCCATCGGATTTGCCATCATAGGTGCGTCTTCAGTTGAAATCGGCTTGTGACCTTTCATCAATCTATCTTCATTGTTCCTTTTCATTTAATCTCCATAATTAATCTAATGTTGCCCAATCGTATTTTATGTCCATTGTATAACTGACGAATCCATCGTCTCCATAATCTAGTTCGCCCCAAGATAATTTTGTTATGATTGGATTGTGTAGAGTCCATTCTTCAACCTCTTTTCCATTTGGTGTCACTTGGACAATTCTCAAGTCGTTACCCATAGAAGCTCGAACCATTTTTGATTTTTCCGGAGACCCAGCACCGCCTGGTGAAGAATATCCAGAACTGGTCAATAGTTCCCACAGTTTTTTACTAGTGTCATACTCATCAGTTGTATTGTTGGCGCCATTACCATCAACAAAAGATATTGATATAGGATCCCATTTAGCGAGGCCGGGATAGCTATACATTTGATTTACCATTTGGTATTCTTTTGTTTCAATGCTAACCGCAGGTTTAGTAACAGACACAGCTGTAACCAAAAAGTTTGAATCGATATAAACTTTAAATCGATTCTTCCTTTTCGGATCAACTTCTTGATTTGACCACCATGTCATTCATTACCTCTCTATTGCGGCTTGACTCTGTCAAATACGCCACCTTGATCTTCAAGACCATATGTAGCCCAGTCGTAAGTAAATCCAATTGAGATCTCAGATAATCCATCGTCTTCATAAGAAAGATCTCCAAATCCAACTTTGTTAATGAAAGCGTTGTGAAGCTTCCATGCTTCTACTGTATTTCCATCAGAGTCTAGTTGGTAGATACAAACATGAGATAAAGCTGATGTAGCTTTTCCTTTTGATATGGTCTCAAAAGATCTCTGTCTTGGATCACCTTCTTTGACATAGTTTTCATTAGGATAAACATATCCTGATTTTTCCAAAATTTCTAGCAATCTTGTAGCGGCATTTTCACTGATTGGATCAACTAACGTTGTTTCAATGTCATTCCACTTAACAGAGCCGGGAAACTTGAATGTGTGTCCCATAAATTTATGCTCGGTGCCGGCCTCAACGCTGATCTCAGGCTTATTGATTGTTTTAGCATACCAAACAACTCCATCACCCAAGTCACCAATTTGAACTTTAAACCTAAATTTTCTTTTAGGATCTCTTCCGGTTGCTCCTAATTCTTCACCCCAAAAAGCCATGTTAATTTTCTCCTATTTAATATTAACTAGTTAATTATACGAAATCTGCACCAGTATTGGTGATGACAAAGTCAACAACAATATACTCAATTGCACGCGCTGGCTTGATATAGATTTTAGCATACATAATGTTTCTATCTACCAAATCAGCAGTTGTTGTAGTTTCATCCAATACAAGTTTGTAATCGCTCAATCCGAATCTAGATCTAGTTTCTGATAGGATTGGGTTTACTTGAGATTTGAATCTGTTCCATGTTGAGGAAACATTTTGATCAAACAAAAGATTTCTAGCAACATCTGAAACTCTAGACTTGAGATAAAGAACAAGTCTTCTGACATTAATTCTGTCTAAAGCAGATTGGTCAGCTTGTAGAGTCTTTTGACCAAACACTACTACGCCCTCAGCAGGGAATGTAGCGATTGGATTTACATTTACTTCGTAAAGCAAGTCTCTTTCTTTAGAGTCGAGTCTTTGTCTAGCCTGAAGGACTTTCGGTCCTCTTTTCCCACCTAGATTACCTAAACCACCCCTGTTAAATCCAGCTGGTGCGAACCATAATTCAGACTGTGCTTGAGATTTACCAAGAGCGCCAAGAGCAGCAACTGAGGATGGAATCCAAACCAGTTTTCCACTATTAAGGCTATCAACAATTTGAACTGCTGGATAGAACGTGCATGCGTAAGACGAGTTAAGGTTTCTATTTTTAAGAGTGCTGATGGCATCTGTGACGCTTCCAAGTGCAGAGGATTCAGTATCACTAGTTGTTCTTTCTGCAACAGGCTTGTAGTCTTTTTCGATGTCAACAATTGCCAATACGTCTTTTCTAGTCTCAGCAGTCGCAATGATTTTATCAGTAATCACAGGGTTTTTGATACCTGGGATCAAGAGAAGGTTCGCTGGAACCACTTCAGGGTCAGACACGGCATCAATTGCTTTGTTGAGAGTGTAGTGAAGCGCATCACCAACATCGTTTCTTGTTGAACTAATCAAGTCCTCTCTTAAAGGTTCTTTCTCCGTGATGTCAAAACCATCAGCTCCACCATACATAGGCATTAAGAATTGTCTAACATTCTTGTCAAGCAAGTCTCCAAAACTGTTTTGTTTAGAATAAGAATCTGTCCCACCGGTCCCATCATAAGCACCAGATGTGTAAGTAGTTGTGTTATTTGTGGTATCAATAACGATGTCGTCAAGTGAGAAATTAAACGAATATTCGTAATCAGTAGGAACGTTTCCAGCCTCGTAAGTTGTCATTTCTGAATTTGATGCGACAGGAATTCTTCTTAGATAATCAATAAAGTCTGGATCATTAACATTTGATTGGTTAGAAATCTTTGTTCTAAGTCCCCAGTAAACTCTGTATGGATCCGGTGCGCCACCATCGGTTCCGTTTGCTCTTAAAGGAAGAGAAGGAAACAAGAATGAAGCAGTGAAATCAGTTGGTCCTTCAACGAAAAGACTTGTTGTTCCACCAGTGTCGGGGACAACATCATTACCTTTGACAAAAACACCAGCAAAATCATCAGTAGCACTTGAACCACCTGTAAATTGTTGATCATCATCATTAGCAGTTCCTTGGTTTGTAAAGGTTCCACTCTGTCCATTGGTGAATCCAATTTTACATGTATTACCAGTTGCTCCAACCGCATTTGTATTGTCTACGGTAACAGTGATCGTATCTGTTCCAGTGTCTGCTACCGCAGTAAATCCAGAAACTGCTGTCAATGCTGCATTTAAGTTTGTCAATGTATTGTCGAGAGCTGTAGCATCAGAATCTTGCCCATCAACAAAGAAATCAACATTAGCTGTCTTGGTCACTGTGGCAGCCGCGGCGTTTGTAAGCGTTACTGTTGTAGCCCCAGTATTATTACCAGTAGTTACAGTTTGGTCGCCACCAGTGTGGACAAGATTGCTCGATACTGAATTTAGTTTTACTTTTGTGTTGTTATTAAAAACAACACCCCCGTATGCTCCAAAGTTAGCAGCATTTGTTCCAGAATCAGCAGTTTGAGAACCACGAAGTTCTAGTCTGATACCACTAGTGTTAGCTATGGAAGCGATAAATACACTGTCTGGGTCTCCACCATTTGTTGGAGTGGCAAGTAGACCTGTTACGTTGCTGCCAAAAGCAACTGACGCAGCGTATGATCTTGCTCCACCAACGGTCAATTCAGTATTATCTTGCTCTCCATTAATCACGGCAGCAATGGCTTTCGCAAAGTCATTTAGGGTATCATAATCTGTGGAGTTGCTGTTTTTATTGTTAGAAATAAACACTTGATTGGCGCCTGGTGTTCCGGCATCGGCGATATTAGCTTCATTTTTAAGCACAAATTCAATTGTTATGCCACTCAAAGCAGTTCCATTTGCTCCCTTAATCGCTGCGTTAAGTGTTCCAAATACGATTGAGAAAGCATTACCGTTCGTCCCAGATCGCGATTTGTCGGTGATATACAAACCATTTCCTGCGCCGGTGTTACCTACTGAAATGATAGCACCATGCCCAGTAGCAATTTTTCTAGAGTCATCAATCTTGAAAGTAGCAGTTGCTGCTGTGAAGTCTTCATGGTTGTCTCCAAGCGCATTGGCACCAAGAGACTCTTTTAGTAAAGTGAAGCCTTTTGGTCGAACCGGCCCTCTAAATCCAGCGGGCAAGTATCCTTGTCCACCACCATTTTTGATAAAATCTTTAATTTCAATATATACGATATTTGATTGATTTTGGAAGTCTCCATAAGTTCTATAGCGACGATTAGTTTCGTCCCACTCAATATATTGATCTCCAATTCTTTTACCGACATAATTTTCTGATGATGGGTTGAAGTTACAGTTACTGTATTTCTCAATTGTTGTGCCATTCATGTCTTTAATACAGATAGTAAAAGATCCGAACGAATTAACAGTAGGGTTGGCAGGTGCCTTGATGTCTTCGATACCAATCATGTAACTTTTTTGAATATCTTCACCAACATGCAAAGACTTAAGTCTGAATAGATTTGTTTGGCTTGTTGTCTTTTGAGAAAATACCCAACCAGTTCTGGATTCTGCTGCGCTTTCTTTGTGATAAGACCAGTTAATACCAGTGTCAGCTTTTTCTAATGGAAGAAGGATTCCCAAAACACCATTGGCAGCGTTTGACATACCTCTATCTTCAATATTCCTTACAAACGATTCTCCAAGCCAGTAAGATTTTCTTTGGGCTGTTTCGACGGTTGTTTGGTTTACAAGTTGTGGGTTTGTATTTAAAACACTTCTGATATAGTCCGGACTATTTCTATCAAGGTTGAAAGTTAAATCAGTGGTGACAGCATTTTCGTCCTTAACGGTGATTGTAAATTCTTTATTTGCCCCACTTTTAATAAATGTTCCGGCTTCTGAAACCGCAGAATTATCCGAAGCCTTATTTCCTTTAAGGACGATTTGTCCTCTGTTCGCATAAAAAACAGCAGCAAGAGAACCAGTAGAGACAAGCCCATCCGCTACAGCTCCACCAGAGGAATCTCTAGCGATACCTTGTGAGGTGGCGTCAATTAAAAACAATCCATAAGCTGTGGAATTTGTAGTATGATCATTTGTCAAAGATCCTGCTAGTTTCCAACCTGCTCTTCCACCATCTGTTGATGCTTGAGGATGTTGCTCTCCAGCAAGCCTCACAAAAGTCACAGGAGACTGTTCGGAAGCCAACCATGCTTGAGCAGCGTATGAGGCATATGTTGGACCTGTTAAGTTACCATCTCTCCACACATCTCCTTGTGCTCCATTTCCCCCAGCAACTGGAAGTCCAAATACAGATACAAAGTCGTCTAAGTTTCTTACTTTGACGGGCTTATTAGCTGGACCTTTTCTAGATCGTCCAATAATAATTGGTCCTTCAGCGTCTGCTTCCTGTGGAATGAAGCTTTGGTCAATCTCGCGGATTTCAATTCCGGGTGAAAGAAAATCAAATTTT